GGAAAATGTCAATTTTCCTGCGGAAGTTAGGTTAAAAGGGAGGATAAAAAGATGGCAAATGAAACAGTAAGTATTTATGACCCACGGACAATGGGGCGGGTAGTTTCTAAAATGCCCCCGGTGCATACGTTTTTCAGAAGCACTTTCTTCAAGCATGAAGAAACTTTTGTAACAGAAGCGGTTGACGTGGACTTTGTAAAGGGTTCCCGCAAGGTTGCGCCGTATGTGCATAGACTTATCGGCGGGAAAACCGTGGCAAATACAGGGTATGAAACAAAGAGCTACAAGCCGCCTTTGGTTGCGCCTGATAAAATTACAACGGTTGACAATCTGTTAAAGCGACAGCCGGGGGAAAGCATTGTTTCAGGAAGAACCCCTGCGGAACGTGCAGTTCTGAAAATGTCAAGTGACTTTGTGGAGCTGCGGGAAATGATTACACGCCGGGAAGAGCTGATGTGTGTGCAGTCTATCTTCATGGGGAAAATCCCGATTATCGGGGAGGGGCTGAACGAAGTAATTGACTTCAAGTTTACGAACCGGGAAGAAATCACGACGGCAGCAAAGAAGTGGACCGGGAAGGATTCTGACCCGATAGTAGACTTGAAGCGGTGGCACAAGAAAGTACAGCAGACAGGATTCACAAATTGCGATATGTGCATTATGTCAGATGATGTTGCAACGGTATTTGTCAACCATGAGAAGGTGAAGAGCCTGCTGGACGTGAAAAATTATAACCTTGCTGTCATTCAGCCACGGCAGCTTCCGAACGGCGTAACCTATATCGGGACTATTCACGAATTAGGGCTTGACATTTACACATACAACGAATGGTATCTTGACGACTGGACAGACCCGGACCCGAAGAAAGCGACGGAAAAACCGCTTGTCCCGGAAGGTGAGCTTGTTCTTATCAGCAGCAATGCAAACTATTCCATGTATTACGGCGCAATAACTCTGATTGATGAAAATACAAAGGAGTTCCGCACGGTAGAGGGAAAATATGTGCCTGATACATGGGTAAAGAGAAAGCCAGCCAGAAGGTTCTTGCAGTTGTCTTCTGCCCCGCTGTCCGTGCCGCACGACGTAGACAGTTGGTTTGTGGCGAAGGTAATATAATGGACTTCAAAGCGCAGATAATAGAAGACCTGAAAACATTCCATAACCCCGGAGAGTTTGCGGAAATGATGTGCATATGGTACGACGGGCAGCAGTACGAAGTCCCTGCCGTGCTTGACCACCTGACAGGGACAGACAGGCAGAAGCCGGGCGGCGATAATGCAGAGGGGATATATAGAGCGGAAGCAATGCTTTATATATCCCATGCAGATATGGGCATTGTGCCGAAAAAAGGGCATGAAATCGAGATAGAGGAAGCCGGGGCGGTATCTTCTTATGTGATTGAAAAAAGCAGCTATGAAGCCGGGGAAATCGTGCTTGAACTGGGGGCGTATACAGAATGATTGAAGTATCAGCGGAAGCGATAGAACGGGTGGAGCGTATTCTGGCAGGAGTTCCGAAAGGTGCGGAACGTGCGCTGTCAAACGCAATAAACCGGGGATTGTCACGGGTAAAGACCGGGGCGAAAAAACGGGTGAAAGAAGTGTATACCGTGCAGAGCAGCGCATTTACAGCGTCGGGAAATACGCAGGTAAGCAAGGCAAGCACAAGCAACTTGGCAGGTGTTGTGACGTTTGCGGGCTGCAAAATACCGTTATACAAATTTCAGGTAACGCCGAAAGTCCCCGGCGTAGGTAGACGGGTAAAGGCAGCAGTAAGAAAAGGTGGAGGTACGCAGTTTGAAGAAGCGTTTATTGCAAATCTGAAATACGGGACGGGAGTTTTTGAACGTGAAACGTCAAAACGCTTTCCGGTTCAGGAGCTTATGGGGCTTTCAGCGGCGCAAATGGTGGAGAATGAACACATATTGCAGGAACTTGCAGAGGAAGCGCAGGAAGTAGTAAATGAACGTATTGAACATGAGATTGAACGCATTTTGAACGGCTACGGAGGTTGAAAGCATGACCGCTATAAATTTATTAGAGTGTCTGGAAGCGTTTGTGAAAGAGAAGACCGCAGATATTATGCTGCAAGTGAAGGTAAGAAACAGAAACCCGGAGGAAGTAAAGGAACGGGCAGCAGATGTGTATAAAATGCGGCTTCCCAAAAAGGAGGACCAGACAGAAAAAGTCCCATATATCCTTCTGCAATTACTGACAGGGAAAGACGACAAAGAGGACGGGGAGCCGGAAGAAAGCGTGTGCAAAATACGGATTGTGGTGGCGACGTATTCAGAGGACGGAAGCGAAGGTGCGCTTGACGTGCTGAACGTGATTTTGCGTATCAGGAGCGAACTAAAAAAAGCCGGGGTTGTCGGTGAAAGGTTCGTGCTGCAAAACCCGCTTGAATATATCGTATACCCGGACAGCACACAGCCCTATTATCTGGGCGAAATGGTAACTAATTGGTCAATACCCACAATAGAAAGGGAGGTAACGGACATATGGCAGGAGTAAAGAAAGGAACAGCAGCCACGACAGCCACAGAAGCCGCAGAAAGTGAAAAGGCGGTAAATAATACCACGAAAGACGGAAAAGCCGATTCTGGGGCAAATAACGCAGCCACAGAGGGCAAAGAAAAGGAAGGGGACAAAGATACGGTGACGCTTGCTTATATTGGACCGTCGCTGCCTGCCGGACTTCTGAAAACAAATAAGATTCTGATAGGGACCCCGGAGGAAATTAAAAAAGAGCTTGCCGGGGTTCTGGAGAAGTACCCGCTTGTGGAAAAAATGCTTGTCCCGGTTGGGAAGCTGGCAGAGAAAAAAAGCAAGGCAGCGACAGCAGGAAACATTCTGAATAAGTATTGCACAGACATTGTTTCTGCTATCGCAGCAAACGAAAAGAAGGAGGGATAAAAGATGGCTGAAATTACACACGGAATAGACACGAAAAAGCAGACAACGAGCGTTTCAAGCCCGGTAGAAGTTGCGTGTGGTATTCCCTTTGTGGTAGGAACTTCCCCGGCGCACATGGTAGGCGGGAAAGTAAACAGCGTTATCATGGCAAACAGCTATGAAGAAGCCGTGACAGCATTGGGATATTCTGACGACTGGGGAAAATACGGCGTTTCAGAAGCGATATATACACAGTTTGTATTGTATCAGCAGTTCCCGGCATTTTTTGTGAACGTGCTGGACCCGGAGAAGCACAAAAAAGACGTAAGCGGGAAAAAGTACGAAGTCACAGAAAACCAGATTGCGCTTCCGCTTGAAACGATTGCGGAAAGCGTAGAAGTTGAAGGAAAGGAGAAGGGGACAGATTTTGACGTGTTCTACAATGACACAGCCTGTATCATTGAGTTTGCAGAAGATACAACAGGGGAAATGTCTGTATCATGCAAAGAGATTGACCCGTCACAGGTGACAAAAGCTGATATAATCGGCGGTTACAGCATAGCGACACACAAAACGACGGGGCTTGAACTGATAGACGATTGCTTCCCGAAATATACGGTTGTTCCTGATTTGATTTTGTGTCCGAATTGGTCACATGACAGCGAAGTTGCAGCGGTGATGTCGGCAAAGGGGGAAAATATCAACGGACTTTTTGAAGCTGACGCACTTCTTGACGTAGACACGAGAGAGGGCAGCGGGGCGGTGTATTATACGGAAGTCCCGGAGTGGAAGAAATCTAAAAACTTCATGAAGCCGAATGAATTAGTATGCTTCCCGAAGTTGAAACTGGGTGACAGGGTTTTCAATTTTTCGACGCAGCAGGCAGGGTTGATGGCACGGACGGACAACGACGGTTCACTGGGCGACGGGACCCCCTGCGAAAGTGCTTCAAACAAGAGCTTGCAGGCTGACAGCATGGTACTGGCAAACGGTGAAGAAGTTGTGCTTGATGTGCAGAAAGCAAATTATCTGAATGACAACGGCATTATTACGGGGCTGAACTTTATTAACGGTTTTGTGAGTTGGGGAGATTATACAGCGTGTTTCCCGGCGAACACAGACCCGGTTGACTATTTCTATTGTATTTCCCGTATGTTCAAATGGGTTGCAAAGACGGTGACGCTTTCTTACTGGTCACACGTTGACCGTAAATTGACACGTCGGCTTATAGACGCAATTTTGCAGGGTATCAACGACTGGCTGGCGGCACTGACAGCAGATGAAAAGATTGTGGGCGGGCGTGTAGAGCTGCGGGAAGAGGAAAACAGTCTGACAGCGTTAATGTCAGGCAAGGCAAAATTCCATATCTACATTACGCCGCCGTCACCTTTGCGGCTTATGGAATATGTGCTTGAATATGATATTTCCTATCTGTCAAGCCTGCTGGCAGTGTAAGGAAGGAGGGCTAAACAATGGCGAAAGTTGATGAACTTATTATAAATTTTTCCGTTTATGAGGACGCAGTTGAGTATTTAGGAATGTCAGAAGCGACGCTGCCAGAAGTGTCGAACCTTGCGGAAGAGATTACAGGGGCGGGGATTGCCGGGAATGTTGAAGCGGTAGTGTTGGGACATATCGAAGCAATGACACTGACGCTGAATTTCCGAACAGTCACGAAAGCGGCAATTCGGCTGGCAGAACCGAGAATACATAACATTGACCTGCGGGCGGCGCAGCAGGTAAGGAACACGCAGACGGGCAAAATTGAAACGGTTGCGGCAAAGCACGTTATGAAGGTTACACCAAAAAAATTTGCGCCCGGAAAACTTGCGGCGGCTTCCGCAGCGGACGCAAGCGGAGAATATGCGGTATCGTCATATACGCTTTATCTGGACGGAAAGAAGGTAGTTGAAATTGACCAGCTGAACTTTGTCTATTATATCAATGGAACCGACTATTTAGCATCTGTCAAACGTGCGTTGGGGAAATAATAAAATACTTCAAAATATTGCTTGACTTTTTGGGCTACATGAATTATATTATTTATGGGGCTACAAAAAGTGAGGTGATAGCATGAGTCCTAGAACGGGCAGACCAAAATCAGAAAATCCAAAATCTAACCCTATTCATGTGCGGCTTGATGATGAAACACAAGAAATACTTGAAAAGTATTGCAATCAAGAAAACATAGCAAAAACAGAAGGGATTAGAAGAGGGATACATAGATTGAAGTCTGAAATCAAGAAATAAAAAACAGCCGTAGCACCGACCAAAGTACAAACGACTGTTTTTAACAGAAGTTACCTTCCATGAACCATTCTATCATGGTTAGGTAATTCTTTCAACAGGTTTTTGAAAGGAGAATACCAGATGGGAAAAATAATTGAATTTAGACGGAGGGAAGAAAAGGAAAACGAACCAGAGGGAGTACGTTTGTATTTTCAGTGTTTCAAAGCACTTAGTAAAAGCGAACAATATCAGGTAGAAGAAATGGTAAAGAACGCCATTTACAAAGGTATGCTTCAAAAATTAACAGATGAACAGACGCTTGAAATATATGGATATACTGCCGCAAAGTATAAAAATGAATATGAACGGGCAATCACAGAATTTAACAAAAAGTTAAGGGAATTGCTGGAAAAGCATGGAAACGAGGTAGTGGGATATGCCAAAAGCAATTAACATGAAAGGAAAATATTTCAATTATTGGAAAGTGATTGAACGGGCAGGAAAAACAAAGTACGGAGAAATAACATGGTTATGTGAATGTGTATGCGGAAAAAGAAAAGTAGTGAACGGTGCAACATTAAGAAACGGCACAAGTAAAAGCTGCGGTTGCATGAGAACAGAGCTATTGATTGAAAGAGTGCGGACACATGGAAAAAGAAAAACAAGGCTTTACAGAATATGGGCAAGAATGATTCAAAGAACCACAAACAAAAATCAGAAAGATTATGATTATTATGGAGAGCGTGGAATTGCTGTCTGTAAAGAATGGAGGGAAAGTTTCGACGCATTTGAAAAATGGGCGAAAGAAAACGGATATGCTGAAAATCTGACAATCGACAGAAAAGATAATGATAAGGGATATGAGCCGTGCAATTGTCATTGGGTAACAATGAAAGAGCAAAACCGCAATACAAGACGGACGCATTATTTAACATATAATGGACAAACAAAACCATTGACAGATTGGGCAGACGAAAGGCAAATACCGAGGGCTACACTTGACGCAAGAATTAACAAGCTAGGGTGGAGTGTAGAGAAAGCATTGACGACAGAAGTTAAGAAGCAAAATAAAAAGCAGCCGTGAAGGTTGCTTTTTTGATACAAAAATTTAAGGAGGAAAAGCAAATGGAAGAAAACAAAACAATCAATCAGGAGCCGCAGGAGGACTTTACAGAGGAAATGAAGGAAGCTAAAAAGACAGGAATTGTCAGCATGGACGGGAAAAAGAAAGAAAAAGAGAAAAGCGCAAATTATACGCACAAATTTTCTGAACCTGTAGAAATCGGAGGAAAGAAATTTACAGAACTTACCTTCTATTTTGACAGGTTATGCGGGGAAGATGTAGAAGCGATTGAAGAGGAATTGCAGGACCAGAACAAATACGTTTTGACCCCGGAAGTGTCGTCTGTATTCCAGACCATGCTTGCCGCCCGTGCAGCAGGCGTTGGGGCTGATGAAATCAGGCGGCTTCCGCTTGGGGAGTACATGAAAATCAAAAATCAGGCAAGAAGTTTTTTAATAGAATCGGGCTATTAAAAGTAAGCAGCCCCGGAAATTTTATCAGAAAACAGGCTTACAGACTGGCAAGGGCTTCTAATACGCCTATACCGTTCTTTATGCAGCTTACACTTTCCGCACTTTTCCGCTGGATAAAAAGCGTGAATGAAGTAGAAAGAGAAGACGCACGGGAGCGGGAACGCCTAGCACATAACAAGTGATAGGAGGTGGAAGCGATTGGCAGGGTCACAAAAGGAATTTGAGCTTCTTTTTAAGCTGAAAGCGTCACTGGGCGGGAATTTTAACAGCACTTTCAAAGGTGCGATTGAAACGCAACGGCAGTTACAAAACAGTATTAAAAGCGTAAATTCCATGCAGTCAAAGGTTGACGGCTACACAAGGACTTCAAACGCAATAGAGCAGCAGAGGGGGAAGCTGGAACGCCTGCAAGCGGAACACGAAAAAGTTTCGCAGAAGATACAGGCGCACCAGACGAACGCTGAACGGCTGCGGGCGAAAATCGAAGAAACAGGCGACGCAACGGGAGAGCTGACAGCGCAGCTTGTGAGAGAAGAAAACGAAGTCGCAAAGAATACCGAACGCCTTAAAAGCAATGAAAACCAGATACGACAGACCACTGCCAGCATACACTCACAGGAAGAACAGCTTGAACGGATGGCGCAGGAGCTGCGGGACGCAGGGATTGACACAGATAATCTGGAAGAATCAAACGCCCGATTGCAACGGTCATATGAACGGCTGCGGGGTTCACAAGAAAACCTAAACCGTATCAATTCCGAACAGGCAAAAATAAAAGAGAATATAGCAGCCACGAAGACACAGCTTCTGGGGACAATAGGAGCGATTGGGGCAGTAACGGCGGCAATATACGCAGGACCCGTGCAAGCGGCGCAGGAGTACGAAACGGCAATAGCGAAAGTTTCGACGATTGCAGACGCAAACGCTGTCCCGATTGAAGAAATGTCAAGCGAAATAATGAAGCTGTCAAATACAACGGGCATAGCCGCCAGTCAGATTGCAGATGATGTGTACAACGCCATTTCTGCCGGGCAGCAGACCGGGGACGCAGTAAACTTTGTTTCGTATTCAACAAAGCTGGCTAAAGCGGGTTTTGCAGAAAGCGCACAGACGCTGGACGTTCTGACAACGATATTAAACGCTTACGGCATGGAAGCGGAGGAAGTATCAAAAGTTTCAGATATGCTTGTGCAGACGCAGAACAAAGGTAAAGTGAGCGTGGGCGAGCTGTCAAGCGTTATGGGTAAAATCATACCGACAGCGAACGCAAACAACGTGGCACTTGAACAGTTGTGCGCCGGATATGCAATCATGACAAGCAAAGGTATTGCCGCAGCGGAAACGACAACATACATGAACAGTATGTTGAATGAGCTTTCAAAGTCCGGCACGACAGCGGAAAAAACGCTGCGGGCGACGACGGGGAAGAGCTTTAAAGAGCTGATGACCGAGGGCAAGAGTCTGGGCGAAGTCATACAGATTTTGCAGCAGGAAGCAGAGAAAAGCGGAAAAAGTCTGAATGATATGTTCGGTTCTGCGGAAGCCGGGAAAGCCGCCGTGTCGCTTCTGTCCGGGGGCGTTGAAGGGTTCAACGAACAGGTGGCAGGAATGGTGGACAGCGTAGGGGCGACGGAAGAAGCCTTTGCGAAAATGGACCAGACAACGGAAGCAAAAATGCAGAAAGCAAAGAACAGTATTGCAAATTTAGGTATTGTTCTGGGTCAAAATCTTCTGCCGATTGTCGGGAACCTTGCAGACAAGGTGGCTGCGGTTGTTGTGAAAGTTTCAGAATTTGCACAGGCGAACCCAAAGCTGGTGCAAACAGCCCTGAAAGTAGCGGCGGCACTTGCGGGAATGAAGGTTGCCGGGCTGACTGCAAAATTAGGGTTCCTGCATATATCAAGCGGGATAAAGGACGCACAGAAGATTCTGGAGCTTTTCAAAATAAAGGCAATCGGACTTTCCGGCATAGGTTCAAAGGTTGTCGGCTTCATCACAAAACCTTTTAGCGGTATCGGCGGCATACTTGGAAAGGCACTGTCAGGAATAGGCGGCATTGTCGCACGTTCCCCGCTTGGGTCAATCGGAAGGGTGGTTGCTTCCAGTTTTGGAAAAATCGGGTCATTCATTGCCCCGGTAGGAAACATTATAAAAAAGGCGTTAGGACCATTGGGAAAAATCGGTTCAACGCTTCTGGGTCCGTTAGGGGGGATTGCAGGAAAATTTTTGCCCGTAGTAGGTGTGATAACTGCGGTAATTACAGCAGTACAGCTATTGCGGAAACACTTTGATAAAGTCCGGGAAGCCGTAGGGAAGATTTTTGGAGAAAAAGGGCTTGAAATATTCGACAAGATTGTTGCAGTAGTGACAAGCGTGGGTGAAACAATCAAGGGCGTTTTTTCTGACGGAAATCTGGGTGCGGCAAGGGACAAGATACAAGAGATTTTCGGGGAAAAGGGCGTTGCGGTATTTGATACCTT